GAGGCGCTCCCACCCCCTTGCCAGTCACGCAAAAAAAATGTGGAATCCCTAGCGAACTGCCAGGGACTCCACTGTTTTGTTATCTGGACGTTGCAAAAGATGTGTCATCGCCCATATCGACCAACCCTGTGTCACGAGCGTACTCGTAGAAGGTAGCCGGGTTGTTGCGGAAGGTATCGATGGTCATTGCGTTACGCTTCTCGATGCGCTTGACACGAGCCATCTCATGTGCGGGCTTGTACTGACCCCAGTTGAGATTGTTGCGTCCGATGACTTCAGGACGAACCTTCCAACGGCAGATCTTGTAAGCTTGCATGGATGAGTAGTACGATACGCGCTTCTGCTCAAGTGCCTCGTCAATGGCATCGATGCGATTCTGAGTAATCTCGATGCCAACGTCTGCACGAAGAGCATCGGCACGTTCACGCTTGAGCTGTGTGCCGTACTCCATGTCCTTGTATGCGATCTTCTCGAACATCCGTGTGATGCCGTCTGCGATCTTGGCCTGTGTGACAACCTCTGCGCCATCCTCGAACATATCGATGACAGCGTGGATGCGTCTGGCAAGCTCGTCTGCCCACTGCTTCTGACGCTGATCGTCCTGATACTGAGGGGGCAGAGATTCTCTGGTCATAATCCGAGCAATACGTTCAAGCTCCTGAGTGTCGAGTTGCTTGTTGCGTGGTGACAGTTTTACTTTCGCCATTGTTACCTCCGTGGTTAGGCCAAAACATCGTTGCGATTGTTACGAATCCAATCAAGACTCAAATTGGCTTCTATTAGTTGATTTACATCAGGAATCGTAATCCTCGATGCCCATTTGGTGCTTTTGAATGGTGTGTCTGAGTCAACAGGAACGCCAAGTCTGTGCATCACATTGATTGCAGATAATGTGTTCTTGATGCTAAGACGAAGCTTCTGCTCCCACTCCTCATCGTGAGTGTCAAGAACGATCTGTCTGCCAAAGCTAGTAAGCAGGTGCTCATTGATTTCGATAAGATCGGATAGGGTAATGTCCCAGATATTAGATACGGTCTTGTTGTACATGTGATTCTCCTCACGTCTAGGTAATGGGGTAAGCTATAAACCTACCCCATATCTAATTGGCTTCTGTTATAGCCAGATAACTCTGTCAGTCATTGAAAGCTCTGCAAGCTCAGCGGCTCTCTCTATATCACCAGCTTCTAATGCTTGGCGTACTTCCCAGTCGCACCAGAGCGCATCGTAATCGACTGGATCGTGATCTTCGATGGTGAATGTTTGCTGTTCTTTGTTCATGAGATTCTCCTCTCGTCAAGTTATCCACAACGCATACACGATTGTTGCGTCATGGCCCCCACGACCCCACAGGCTCGCAGAAGTCAAGCCCCTTGCCCCAAGGGGGTGAATATTGTTTGGCTGGGATAGATCTCGATGACGCAGAACTACGAGCCGCACCACTGTACGGCGACACCTTACAAATAGAAATGAAAGGGCCAAAGAATATTCAGGGCTTTACTTACCGAGACTGATGGGCGTCATCATCTAATGATACGCTAACAAATCGTGTGTGTGTGGTGGATAGTCTGGCTGAATTGGGTCGATCCCAATTCGGACAGAATGTCTAATCGCGTCGTGGTCAAATTGATTTTCATGCAACGTCCGTCAATCACTCCCTCAAGATGCCCATCAGCATCGCAGAGGATAAAGAGGGATTGTCGCAACGGACTTGAAAATCAAATCAGGCTCCGTCTTCCGAGCGGATAGCGAGCCGAAGATGGAGGAAGTAATGAAATCAGTAGGATAAAAAAAGTGACTTGACAGGGTTTCAGCAGGCGTGTGTATAATCCTTCCGTAAGGTGATGGGTCAGGAAAATGGCTAAGGCAGACACAAGCAAACAAGAGCGATACAAAGGTGGATTGGTCCCGATGGAAGACATCGAGAAACATGCGCCAACGGTAAGAGCAAGCAATGAGAAAATCACTGATGCACAGGCTGATCTGGTGCATATGATCTTGCATGATGGTTGCAACCCGACAAGTGCAGCAGAGAGGTTGGGTAGGAACAAGGCTTGGGCGTATAATACGCTGAATAAACAACATGTTATCGATTACAGACAACAGTTGGCTATGATGACTTTGGGATGGGACGCCACACAAGCAATGGCAACGATGCGTGAACTGCTTGGTAGTAAGTCCCAATACGTTAGGCTTGAAGCCGCTAGGGATTTGATGGATCGTGCTGGATTTCGTAACGATGCGCCTAGAGCTCCGTCAACGGCGGTACAGATTAATTTCAACGTGGACTAGATGGGGCCCCATGAGTGAATTGCTCTCTGACAGACACGCTCTTAAAAAACAGGGCAAGGACCAAAGAAAGGTCAACCACACACGCAATAGACTCATTCAGGGCATTTGCTAAAAATATTTTTTTTGTCTAGGAGGCGATTATGGGTAGCAGTAGTGGTCCGTCTGGTGGCGGTGACAAGAATCGAGGAGTAGAAAGGGGTAGGTTTAAACAGCCTGCTGTTGCGGTTAGGAAGGTAACGCCAACGAAGGTAGTTCCTCCAGTAGCGGCTGAACCAAAACAACCAGCTCCCAAACCGGAACCGAAGCCAACGCCAGTATCGACTGCAAAGGTCGCATTTGGTGCCGAGGTCATAGATACTCCTGCCGCACAAGCTCAGTTATCTGCTAGACAGAAGGTGATAACGGAAAGTCCACTTGCGAAGATTCCTACCATTGGCGGTGTAGCCGCTAAGATTATGGGCGAATCTAACCTTGCAAGACAGAAAAGGGCTCTTGAGGCAGGCGGTGCGGCTGTTGCAGAAGCTGGAACATCATTTGCTCCGCAGGGTCAGCGTTACACAGAAGCCCCGGGGATGAGGTCAAGTGCAGAGTTAGCAAGCCAAAGATTTGCTGTTGGCACTCAGGGCGGTGAAGCTAGACAAGGGCCATCTGGAAGCATTGGCCAAATTAGTGCAACTAAGCCTCCTGCTGGTTCTGGCATGGGTTATGTTGGCGATGTTGCTGGCGTTGTTAAGACGACAGACGTTATGGGCGTTCCTGTAACAACATTTACTGGAAAGTCTGGATACACACCAACAGGCGCGAAGATTGACAAAACAATTGGTGGTGTTGAAGAGACTGTAGTTGCGCCAAAGGCCACTTCTGTCACCCAGACATCTACATTGAGTGATGCGGCGAAAAAGAAAAGAATTGCCGCTTTGGGTGCGGGGTCTGGGTCTGCTCGACAGAGAGTTTTCTTTGGTGGGGGCCAGTGAAGTTAGATTACAAACCGCCGGGGCCAGTAGCCAAGGCGTTTATGAAAGATCGCTCTTTTGTTAGAGGAATCCGTGGGCCTGTTGGTTCTGGCAAGTCTGTTGCTAGTTGTATGGAGCTTATGCGTATTGCTGTTAATCAACAGCCTAATGCTAATAATGTGCGCCGAACACGGTTTGCGGTTATAAGAAACACAAATCCTCAGTTAAAGACCACGACAATCAAGACATGGCGTGACTGGTTTTCGGATGATATAGGCAAATTCGTCTGGTCGCCGCCATATACGCATCATGTCAGCTTTGCGCTTGGTGATGGCACCACTGTGGAGTCAGAAGTCATTTTTTTGGCTTTGGACAAGCAAGAGGATGTAAAGAAGTTGCTCAGCCTTGAGCTTACGGCGGTGTGGATTAACGAAGCCAGAGAGATACCAAAGTCGATTGTTGATGCTTGCACGATGCGTGTTGGTCGTTTTCCGTCAATGAGAGACGGTGGGCCTTCTTGGTTTGGCGTTATTATGGATACGAACAGCCCTGACGAGACGCATTGGTGGGCAATTATGTCTGGAGAGGCCCCAGCACCCGAATATATGTCAAATGAAGAGAAAATGTTGCTTGTAAAGCCAGATGATTGGACGTTTTTCTCTCAACCGGGGGCCATGAAAGAGGTAAAAGACAAAGACGGCAACATAACTGGCTATGAAAAAAACCCAAAAGCAGAGAATCAGGGCAATATCCAGCCAGATTACTACGATAAGATCATTTTGGGTAAAGCGCCTAGCTGGGTTAAGGTATATGTGCTTAACGAATATCAAGCTTTGCTTGACGGAAAGCCTGTTTATCCATCTTTCAGGAAGGAGACGCATGTTGCGAAGTCACCCATCGAACCCAAGGTCGGTACAGAGGTTATCGTCGGCATTGACTTTGGCAGGACGCCATCGGCTATCTTCACCCAGCAGTTGCACTCAGGAAAGTGGACGGTCTTCCATGAGGTTATCGGGCAAGATATGGGAGCCGGAAGGTTTGCAGAAGTCCTCAAACGTGAAATCTCAAAGAACAATTGGGATGGACTAGAGTTTAAGTTTGTTGGAGACCCAGCCGGAAACCAAATGGCGCAGACAAGTGAGCAAACGCCGTTTATGATTCTAAGGGCGGCTGGCATAAATGCTCATCCAGCACCAAGCAACGACAGGGTTATGCGTGTAGAAGCTGTGGAAGGGGTAATTAACAGGATGGTTGACGGTTATCCGTCACTTACTGTTAGCCCGACTTGCACTGTTCTAATTGGTGGATTTGAAGGCGGCTATCAATATAAGCGGCAGTACCATATGGGCAAGGAAAGCTATGAGGAAGTTCCTAGCAAGAACAGGTTCTCCCATCCTCACGATGCTTTGCAGTATGCGTTTTTAGGGGGCGGTGAGGGTCGTAGAGTGATTAGCGGCGTAGGTAGTCGTCCTACCCCCGCCACTGTAGAGAGAGTAGGAAACCCTTTCCAGCGTCAGAAGGTAAGGAATAGACGGTCAAGGTATGCAAGGGCGCTATGAAGCTAATAATATGCTTTGAAGACACAGGGAATGTGGGACCATGGAAACTGTTCACATCTCACAGAAAAGGCTTTGGTCATGTTTTCGTTATTAGCTACGATGTGGATAATGACATTTGGTTTAAGTTTGAGTGTGCTAGTCAGCGTTTCGTGGTTGATACATACAAAGGTGAGGATGCTGATTATCTTGTTGGGTATTTGATTGAAAACTGCATATGCTTAGACTGTGAGGTTGAAAGCACTATGACCTATATTCCAAGATGGACATATTGCGTTAGCATTGCTAAGCATTTTGCGGGCATTAGAAGCCCTTGGATATTAACGCCATACCAGCTTTATTGTGAATTGATTAAAAATGGTGCCAAGCGCATTTTTGAGCGTGAATAGGAGATTATTATGGGCTTTATGTCACCTAGTACGCCGGGGCCGGACCCAGCTTTAGAAAAAACAAGACTTGAAGAAGAGGCTCGTCTTGAAGCTGAGAAAAAGGCAGAAGCGAGTAGAAAAGCAGAATCAGAAAGAAAGCGTAGAGCCAATCTTGTTGGTCAGCGCAGTCTTCAGGAAGAAGATGTTGTGGGATTCCAAGGTTTCCGCACAAGCAAAAGCATGGGTAAATCCATAAGGAGTTAGCATGAGAACGGTGCAAAATGGAGACGGAAACCCAATACCGCCTTCAGACGGAAAAGATTCGGGCGAGTTAAAGCGCATTATGCAAAGGTATAAGAAGGCCAAAGGTCGCTGGTCTTCTTGGACTGATTTGTGGGAAGAGATGTATGATTACGTTCTCCCGCACAGAGAAAGCTTTTTCCAAGAATCTGCCGCCGCAAGACGCACTGAGAACATATATGACGAAACTGCTGTTGTTGGATTGCCCAAGTTTGCATCACGGCTCCAGCTTGGGTTCTTTCCTCCTAATGGGAGGGCATTTAAGCTTGCTCCGGGGCCGGAGTTCCCAAAACAAGCAATAACAAAGGGACTTTTGCAGGAGCTTGATCGTATTACTGATCTTTTCCACGAAGGCCTGAGAAACTCAAACTTTAATGCTGAGCTTCACGAAGGTCTGCAAGATCTTGGTCTTGGCACAATGAATCTGTTGTGTGAGGAAGGCCGTTTCCTTGGCGATCTGCACTTTACTGCTGTTCCCCCTACCAACTTGGCTTTGTTGTCAGGCTCTATGGACAGAGTTAGCGACTGGTTCCGTTGGAACAATGAAATGGAGCTTACTGAAGTAAAGCACCGTTACCCTGACGCTCAATTTACTGATAAGATGCTTCAGATCCAAAAGCGTGATCCAAATCGGAAGACGAAGATCATCGAAGCTACGATGTATGACGAGAAGGACAGGTTTAAGGACGAATATACATATTATCTTGTGTCTGAAACCGATAACGCAATTCTTATCAAGAAGACATTGAAAGGTCGTGGGTCAGTTCCTTGGATTACGACACGCTGGTCAAAGTCAGGCTTTGAAGTTTGGGGTCGTGGCCCTGTTTTGCAAGCAATGCCAGCTATCAAGACTTTGAACCTTACAGTTCAGTTGATACTTGAGAATGCTGAGATGGCTATCGCTGGCTCATATGTGTATGACGATGATGGGGTGTTTAATCCTGACAATATTACAATTCAGCCCGGAACCTTTATCCCAAGAAGCCCCGGCTCCAGCATTGACACATTGCAGTCTCCGTCACGGTTTGATGTCGGACAGCTTATCCTAGATGACATGCGCCGCAATGTTAGAAAAGCGTTGTTTATTGACGAGCTTGATACAAGGCCAAATGCAAGAACGCCTCTATCAGCTACTGAGGTGTCTGAGCGTCTGGCAGATGTGTCAAGAGACATGGGTGCTGTTGCTGGTCGTATGCAAAAAGAGTTCTTACAGCCTCTTGTTGAGCGCATTGCGAAGATCTACAGCGACCAAGGGCTTATCGACATACCAAAAGTCGATGGTCGTGAGCTTAGAATCGTTCCTGTGTCCCCCCTTCTGAGGGCTCAAGATCAACAAGACGTATCTGACTTTGTAAGGTTCCAGCAGACAATAGCGTCTACATTTGGTCCTGAGATTACGCCAGTTCTGTATAATCAGGAGAATGTGGTTAAGTACCTTGCCCAAAAGTTTGGTATTATGGAAGAGCTTCTTGCTGACCAAGGCCAAGTAGAAGCCAATGTGCAGACAATGCAACAATTGATGCAACAAGGGATTCAGCAGTGAAGGAAAAAATAAATGTCTCGATTGACGGCAGAGGATATTCTAAGGAAGTTGATAAAGACCTTAATAGCAAAGCCTACGCTTTGTTTGGCTCGGGGGTTGGAAGAGACTTCTTATCGTACTTGGAATCTATCACGACGAATAACATCTACCCTGCTGGGGTGGGAATCGAAACTCTAGCCCACGCAGAAGGCGCAAGGTGGATTGTTGCTGTGATTAAGAAGCGTTGTGAAGTTGGAAGGAAACAAGGTGGCTAAACCTACTAACCCCAAACTGTATGCACGAGCAAAGTCTATTGTTAAGGCAAGGGTCAAAAAGTGGCCTTCTGCCTATGCCTCCGGTCAGCTTGTTCAGCAGTACAAGAGAATGGGAGGTAAGTACAGTTGATTGGCGTTCCTGTCATTGATGCTATTCAGGTTGTCATACTGATTATTATTTTGATAAAGATATTCAGATGAGTCTTAGCAAATGGTTCAATGAAAAGTGGGTAGACATATCCACAACGAAAGGTGGCAAGCATCCTCCTTGCGGTCGCAAAATGGGCGATGGCAGGAGGGGTTACCCTAAATGTGTGCCGTCATCAAAAGCGGCAAGCATGAGCAAGAGCGAAAAGAAATCGGCTGTACGCCGGAAACGTGCAACAAATCCATCAAAAGGCAAAAAGCCCACATATGCGAGGACATAATGGTTAAATCACCAGCTTGGCAAAGAAAAGAAGGTAAAAACCCTGAAGGCGGCTTGAACGAAGCTGGTCGTAGATCTTTGCGTAGGCAGGGGAAAAACATTAAGCGTCCTGTTTCCGCAAAGGAAGCAAAGAAGTCACCAAAGGCGGCGGCAAGGCGTAAATCATTTTGTAAGCGGATGATGGGTATGAAAAAGAAGCTTACAAGCAAAAAGACGGCTAATGACCCTAATAGCCGTATCAACAAAGCACTAAGGAAGTGGGATTGTTAATGAGTGAAGAAGCAGTTCAAGAAGCTGAAACCCAAGAGGTTCAGGCTCAAATGTCAGAGCAGGAGCAACCTCAAGACCAAGTAGCAGATAGACCAGATTGGCTTCCAGAGAAATTTGAAAGACCAGAAGAACTGGCGAATAGCTACCGTGAGCTTGAGCGAGCTTTTTACACAAGGAAAGAAGATCTCAGAACGCAGATTGTTGAAGAGTTAAACAAAGAGGCCGTGAGCGATGCTCCAATTAGCCCTGCTGATTATGAAATCAACATAGAAGCCCCTGAAGGTATGCAGTTTAATGTGGACGAAAATGATCCTCTTTTAGACTGGTTTCGGGACAAGGCGCATAATTACGGCATGTCACAAGACGAGTTTAACGGCCTAATGAATGAATGGGCTGTTATGGAAGCCAACCGTGGGCCTGATTGGAATGTAGAATCAGAAATTCTTGGTGAGCATGCAGATCAGAGACTAGATCGTGTAGATTCATGGGCTCATAAGAACCTTTCGGAAAATGCTTATCAGGTATTTGCTAATGTTCCGGCGTCTTCTGGAATGGTTCAATTATTTGAAGAGCTTATGGAGCTTAACGGTCAGCCGAAGTTTAACATGGTGAGCGAATCAGAATTTCAGGAGAGAATTTCTCTTGAAGATTTGCGAAGCATGCAAAACGATCCTAAGTATTGGCGTGAGAAAGACCCTGCCTTTATCGCAAAGGTTCGGGCTGGGTTTGCCCAATACTCAAGGACTAAGTAGCAATGTGAATTAACTTCTCAATGCTATTATGAGAATGTGTTTTTGCAAGAAGGCCCATAAAGCAAGGGACAACCGAAAGGCCCCAAGCCGATGGACAACCGAGATGCAAACAATAGTAACCACTTTTTAGGAGGTCGTAGCGATGGCTACTCCAACAATCGATACCTC